TGCCGGTCACGGTGATTTCGTTCGCTGTGCCGGTGATGGAGGTTACTCCGCCTGCCGCTGCTGGCTTCGGCGTAATCCACGCGCGCAAGTCGGTGTTGGCCGTGATTGCGCCTGCGCTCGCGACAACCGTTGCCAGCGGGTAGCTGCCAGCCGTGAATGCCGTGGTGTTGACGCTGGCCACGCCTGCCGCTGTCACCTCGATGTAGTTCGTTGCGTTGGTGATTGCCAGCGATGACTGCGCTGCCACGAATGCGCCGTTCGCCGCGTAGCCCGCTGCGACGTTGACGAGCAGGCCGGTGCCGTTCGTGACGAGGAAATCGTTGCGGTTGAGCAGCGCGGTGGGTGCGGTGTCATCGTCGCGCGTCACGTTGTTCTTGAGGACAAGCGCGAGCGTGTCAGACTCCACCACGCCAGCGCCAGCGAAGTCGAACACACAGTTGGCTTGCTCCGTGGTCGTGCCGAGAAGCGTCGAGACGGCGGCGGCGTTGATCGTGGTCGAGGCCGTATAGACGTTCGTCGCGCCAACCTGGGCGAACGTCGTCCACTGCGCGAGCGTGGTGCCGTAGGTGTTGACGGGTTTGAGCGTGCCGACAAGTCCTGCCGGGATGGTAGCCGATGCGCCGTTGGAAACGATGGTCACGGACAGCGTGAGCGTTTCCGAGCGTTTGACGTAGTTGCCAACAACGCGGTCGAGTGTGAGCGCCCCGGTGGAGATGTCGAATGTCAGGTCAAGGTCGCGCGGCATGATGTTGGGTTGTAGCGGAGTTTCGGGAGTGCGTCAAGTTTTACGGCCACGCCTGCGCCTCGGGGCCGATCCATGTGATTTGGCCGATTGAGTTCACCGTGATCGGCGCGATGAAAATCTTCATCGTTCCCGCATCGTTATAGACTCTGCAAAGGCCGCTTTGATAGGTCTGAATCGAATTATAGCTTGGCGCGATGTCTGAGCCGTCCGACTTGTGCCCTTTGCTTGTGTAAAGTAAATCGTAGTATGCGGTATCAGCCGTGCCGGTTGCACCGTAGCGGAGCGTGTAGTTATCGGAGGCCGTCCCCGGCAGGTCGTCAATCGGCCCCCATCGGCTTTGACTAACAACCGGAACGTTCGAGGCTGGCAGCGTGATCGTGGCAAGTAGGTAGTGCCTTGTCGCGGTCAGGTAATCATTTGTTGGCACCGTTGCCGCCGCCTCCACCGTGCGGGTGGTGATGGTGCTCGCGATGTTACCAAACGCACTGACAGTCCTGTTCCACGTCACCTTCGCGTAAATCTTGTCCCCGCTTTGAAGTGGCGACGAATCCACGCGCGCCGTTATCTCGAACACCGGGTTGTCATTCGCCGAGAATCCGGTTGGCAGTTGCCCGAAAATTGTGCCGTTGAACACGCGCAGCTTTTTGCTCCCGGCTGCTTCGATGTGAAACTGCCGATGCTCGCGCTTAGGCTCTGGCGGTAGCAGCTTTTTCTTGATGGAAAAGCGCACGCCGTCAACGCCTTCGGTCACGTCGAAATCCTGCTGGTTCGGAATCGGCTGGCGCGAATAGGCCCACGCCTTGAACCGCTCGATGCTGCGGTTAATCCACCCGTTCTTTGCTGGCTCCGGCTTGCTTGGAAATGCCATCAGGCTCCTTTCAGGATGTATTCATTCACGCTCTGGCACGTCCAAAGCTTGCCGGGAACAACTTCCGACACGGTGAAGGACGTGGTCTGCGAAACTGCCGAGAATGTGTTGAACACGGCGGTTGCGTCACCTGTTGGAATTGTGTCAGTGGGTTCCCCTGCGTCGTCAACCATTCCAGAAAATGTCATTTGCCGGATTGCCGCGCTGCCCATGTTTAGCACGGGGATGTTGCGCACGGCGGAATAAGTCGGCGTCGCACCGGGGTTGGCAAGCGCCGCCCATTTGTAAGTTGTCCGTGAACTAACATAGGTGACTGAGCAGGTGATTGTTTTCTGGTAGTTTACCGAAGTTGCATCGGTGATTTGCTTGGTCGTCTGCGCGGTTTGAAGCGATGTGTCGTCCTCGGCTAGCACGCCACGCGCCGCCCCGCCGCGCAGTCCCTTGTAGTTCAGCGTGACGGTTGGCAGCACTGGGTTGTCATCGCTCGTCCAGGTGTCCAGAAACATGCTGGCATCGTTCAGATTCGCGCCTGCCTCGTCCGTGCATGACAGCGTGCCGTATGCGCCGAGCGAATCCATGAACGCCTTCGCGCGATACTGCGCTCCCTGATAGGTGACGGTGCATGTGTCAAACTCGCCGGTGAAGTTGCGATTCCACTGCGGCGGCTTGACTTGGATGAAGGTCGAATCTTCGATGTAATGGAGTGCGCTCATTGTGCGATTGCTTGGGCTACTATTTTGTTAGCGTCGCGGGCGTCCTTTGCCACAGTGAGCATTTCGTCGAGCGTTTCCTTGTCTGTGAGGTCTCCGCGCCTTTTCCGCTCTTGTTCTTTCTCGAACGCTTTGCGCCGCCTCGCGTCACCGGCATGAACCTCGCCCGGCCTGCGCGTCGCCACGCCGTCCAGCGACGCAATGCCTTGCGCTGCGGCCCTAGTGCGGAAGCCCTCCATTTCGCGATGCGAGAGAAGCCCGCCCACGCGCACGCCCGGCGCGTTAATGTTAAGCTTGGGTTGCACCGACCACTTCACAAGCTGCGGAAGATTGCGAATTTGCTGATTGCGCCATTCATCCAATGACTGCCACCGCTTTGCTTTTTTTTCTTCGCCTCCTCCAATCGCATTCATTCTCGCCTGTGCCTTTTTCACCGCTGGCTCGATTTTATTGCGCATGGCCTCGGCTTTCTCGGCCTGCGCCTTTGCGCCAAAGTGATCCGCGCCAACCTTGGCAGATTCCAGCGCCTCCGCTGCGCCCTTGGCGTTCTTGGCGAGGGCCGCCATGCCCTCTGCAACCATGTCCTCGCCTTTGTTTACTGTTCGCGCAGCAAGGTTTTTTGGCATAACCGGCCCGATAAACCCTTCGCGGGCCGCCTTCTTTGCCGCCATCAGCGCATCGTGTCGAGCACCGGCACCGGGAGTATTATCCGCAGGGCCGCCCATTCCCGGAATAGGCGCGGCATTTTTTTCCTGTGTCCCTTCAATTTTATCCTTGGCCAGAATCAACAACTCAGGAATGCCGCTGCTTTCCCACCAACTAGATATCCATGCCGTAAAACTTTTTGCCGCGTCGAGCAGGAACGTGCCGAACTGAGTTGCGTATCCGATGATGATTTTCCCCCATGCAATCGTCTTGCTGATAGCGTTCTCGATGGCAACGGCCATGCCGGGGAATGCGTTTTCAACGGCATCGTGTAGCCAGTTAGCCAGTTCCAACGCCTTGGTTTTCGTGACTTCCCAAAAATATCCCATCACTCCCATTGGATCTTCCCAGAGAGCGAAGCCCCACTTCATCGCTTCTTTAAGCATTTCGGCAACCTTCTCGCCAAACGGCGCAAGGTCAACCTTGTCAAACTGCGCGGTCAAGTTGTCCACGATGCCAGCCAGCCCAGCGCCCGCGCCAATGAAGAAGCCGCGAATCTTCGCGCCAACCCTGCCGAGCCGGTCGCTGATTCGGTCGAATACCGCTGCGTTTTTTTCGAGGATGCCAGCCTGTTTTCCGAGGCTGTCGCGAGCGGTCTGCATCGCCTCGCCGTCCGCGAAAAATGACAGCATGTTCACACCGGCTTTTCCGAAAATGTCCACTGCCGCCTTCGTGCGAGCGGCCGTACTGCCGAGCTTGCTGATTGCCGTGGCGACAGCCTCGAACTGATCCGCTGGTTCTTTGTTCAGCAATTCCTGAACGCTCAGTCCGATTTGCTCGAATGCGCTGGCGTTGCCTGACTTCGCCGCCGCTACAAGCGCGGTGTTCATCTTCTTGACCGCTGGCACCAGCCCCTCAAACTCGACACCGCAATCTTGGAGCGCCTGAGTGAGCACAAGCAGCTTGCCAATCGGCATCCCTGTGCGGTCTGCCATGTCCTGCATTTCCCCGCCGAAGTTGTATGCGTGGACAACGCCAGCCGCAAACACTCCGCCGACAACCACGCCAGCCTTGGCGAGCGTGCCGAAGGCTTTCGCGGCCAAGTTGGGCAGCCCTCCGATAGCGCCGCCGATAGCGCCGATGGCTTTCTCCGCGCCGAGAAATGCGCCCGTGGCAAGTAGCTTGACGGGGTTGCGCGCGAACTGCGCGGCGAGGGCTTTGCCAGTCGCCAGCGCCTTGGCAGCGCCGCGCGCAAATGGACTCATGTCCATTGACAGCACTGCCTTCAACTCTGCTTTTTTTGCCATATCAGAAGCCCGCCTTCCTTGCTTGCTCCATCAGCTTTTTTTGCGCGTAGTTAAGAAGATCCTGCGCTGCGTTTTCCACCGCTTGCTGCAACGCTCCGCTGCCGATTTTCTCGGCTTGCGGCGCTGTGTTAATGATCGTAACGACTAAATCATTCGGCGTCGCCTTGCTCGCGCTTCCGTGTCGCGCCTCGGATTGACCGAATCGCTTCGCATCTACTCCGCGAACGCCCCTGCCACCTAGCGCGGTCGCGGCCTTGTGCCATCCGGCAAAAGCGGTGTAGCCAGTCGCGGCCAAACGACTGGCTAAGATTTTGTTCATCAGCGTCTGAATTTGTTCGCTCGTCGGCTTTGCGATGCCGCGCTTTTTTAAGCGTGAAAGTGCGATGTATTTCAGCAGCGAATCACCTGCCGAACCTTTGCTGCGCGAGGTGCGGCGGCTGAATGTGCCATATTGGTTGCGGTAGATTTTCACGCCCTCAGACGCTTTCTTCCCGCCAAGGCTTCGCTCCAAGTCTGTTTTGATTTTCTCCTTTTTCGCGACTGGCGTAAGCTTCATCGCTCCCGGCCCCGCTCCGCTGCCAATGATTACGTGCAGCGCGGCGCGGTTGAGCGAATCTGCGAGTGGTCGTTTTGTCGCTGACTGCACTGCCGCCAGTGCTTTTTCCAAGCTGGATGTGTCGAGCGTGAGCATGGCGGCTAGACTAGCACGTCCACGCCGTCCTTGGCAAACACGGAAAGCACGTAAATTCGCGCCACCTTGTCGAAGGCGTGCATCTGCCGTTGCCGGTCGAAGTCCTGCCACCATATTGCATCGTATTGCAGCGCCTCGGCCAGCGGCATCCGGTGCCAGATTTCGTCCGGTGAAGCCCCGCAGACCGCATGGACGTGAGCGATGAGATGCGCCCATTGCGACTGCGAGGCTAGACTTTTCCCGGCTCGTCCCCTGATTCTCCGCCGCCCGCTTTCTCAACCTCGATGCGGAACTGCGCGGCATCCACGCCGGTCACGATGCCGAAAAACACTTGGAACGCCTCGCCAAACTTCGGCCCGCTCGAATCGGTGATGCCGTATTTGTCGGCCCATTCCAGCGCGGCGTCGCGCGCCTCGTCCGGTTTGGACAGTGCCCGCGAAGGCGTCCACACGCCACGCGCCAGCGCCGTGCTTGCGTCTGGCAGCGTGCATAGCCAAAGCAGGATTGCGGTGTCGCGGATCGCGCCGGGATACATGTTGGTCGCCTGCAACTGCGCAAGCGCGGCCTCGCCGATGAACGGCCATTGCATCCCCATCGTCTGCGCTGCCACCTTGCGGCTGGCGCTGTATGGCGCGAGCGAGGTGCCGAATAGCTCGAAGCCTCGCTTGGCGTTGATAAAGGATGATTCTTCGGGTGTGATTTCTTCGCTCATGGTTTTTTCGGTGCTCCTATTTTTTCGCGGTTCTCTGCTGTGGTGTTCAAATTCCAGAAAACGGCAGTGCCCTCGGCTGTGTAACTCAGCGGCGCGGACACTTCATCCGGCACGCCGTCAATCGGCTTCACCTTCACGCTGGCCTTTCCGAGCGATAGCGAGGGACAGACAACCCAGATGTGATCCTTCATCGGCTTGTGGTTCAGCCTGCGCATGTAGAGCGCCTGCATCACGGTTTCCGTCGAAATGTCAGGAAGGTTCGGCTCGCGCTTCTCCGCTTTGGCCTTGTGCATTTCCTCAACCATTGCGTCCCACGCTTTGATTGCCTTGGCAAATTCCGAGTCCTTGACGATGCGCCATGTCACGATGCCGGGGATCTTCCGCTCGCGCGCTTCGATGACAGCCTTCTCGAATACCTGCGGCGATACGGGCGATTGCGGGAGCAGCCTGCGCGAACGGCAAAGGTCGGGCGTGTAGTGGTTGATGCACGGCGGCACGTCTCCGGTGTCGCTGCCTGCCAGCTTCGCGCCCGCCGTGATGAGCGCCAGCGCCAATTCCTCGTCTGTTGTCTCGAAAATTTCCATGTGGTTTGATTGACGTTTGCGGGTTCCGTCTCCCGGCCTTTCGGCGGTGTGAATGGTTAGCCTTGAATGGACGTGTAAAGCTCCGCCGCTGCCCACGCGCCGATAACGGCGGTGCCGGTAGCGGCGTCGGTCACGGCAATGGCGGCTTTGATGTCGAGCATGTCGCCGGGCAACAGTCCCGAGGACGTGAGCGCAAACGAAGTCTCGGCAAGCGTCACGCTGCGGATGCTGACAGCGGCTCCGGCGTAAAGGTTTGCGCCAACAGTGCGGTCGCGGCTGACCTTGCGCACGTCCACGATGAGCGTCGCAGCGGTGTCGGCAATGGTCGTGATGCAGCCTGCGGAAAACCGCACCGTCACGGTCGCGGCTGCGACGTAGGAAGGCGGAAGCACTTTGAGGCAGCGAGCGTAGCGCGTGGTTGCGCCAGCGCCCTTGAGGTCGCTGGTGCCGATGTAGCTGCCAGCCGTGCCGTGCGTGCCGGTGTAATAGCCGAGGTCGTCCGTCGCGCTTGTCGCTGGCAGCACGGTGCCGACTGAATCCCACACGCGCCAGATCTCGAATGGCAGCGGGAGAATCTGGTTCGTGTCCGTGGCGAGCGATGAGCGCGGATACGATGGCAGGTTTCCGGCAACGGCGAGGTTGCCCTGAATCTGCACATTCGGAAAAACTGCCGTGTCAGTTGCCATAGCTTAGGCGACTCCGAAGCGGCTGGAATACTTGGCCGTGACTTTCTTGAGGCCGTTGCGCTCGTTGTCAACGGTGCCGGTGTCGCGGTAGAATCCGCCAGCCGAGCGGCCGAAGTAGGTGGTCGAATTTACCGGCACGAACGCCGTGTAGAAGTTGTGGACGAAAAGACTGCTCGCCGTGGTGATGTCGAGCGTCTCGCCTTCGATGTCGAGTTCGCCCTGCGGGTCGCCGACGACTTTGCCGCGAGCCTGCCCGTTGATGCCGGGAATCCACTCGTTAATTTCCGGTGAGACTGACACGGAAAACTTAGAGCAGTTGATGCCGAGTTCTTCTGAGGCAATGCCCCAGACTCCATTGGTGAAGGATACGAGTTGAACGGCCATGATTAGGATTTGGTGGGTGTTGCGGGTGCGGGTTTGGAAAGCTGTTTTTCCAGCGAGGCAAGCTGCTGTTTCTCGTCGGCGATTGTCGCGCTGCGATCCACGTTGTCTTTCAGCGCCTCCAACGCGGCGATGGAACTGCGCAATCCTGCGGCCATTTCGCGGAGTTGGTTTTCCTGCTGTGAAGATAGCGCCATAATGGTTCGCTTCTACGTCAAACGCTTGCGACTTGCAAGGGAATTGTGCGGGTGAACACTCGAAAATTGCTGCGCGTTTCCATCGTCGTCCTTGCGGCCTCGGTCATTACGAGCAGCCATGTGAAATTCGCTGTGACGTATGCACTCCCCGCTGGCGAGACAAGCGAAGCCTCCACCTTGGCAAATACATCGTTCGCCTCGTCCGCGTCGCGGTTGACGGTGTGGAATGAAACGTCGAGTTGCGCGGCGTAGGGCTTCTGCCCTTCCAGCATTTTCTCGCCCACCTCGGCCTTCACCACGATGCGCTCCGTTGCTGTATCAGCGCTGCTGTTGAACGCCTCAATCTGCAAGTCGAATGGCAGCGTTGCCGCCGCTCGTAGCGCCTGAATTGCCCACGCTTCGATTTTGTTGCCGATGGTCAGTTGCATTATTCAGAGGCTGTTGGGTCGCCAACGGTGATATAGAAAATGCCGTCGCGCTCGTCCACGTCGAGGATGACGTGATCCTGTCCACGAACTGTTACGGGCGTGAATTTCGGCGGCTCGCCGTTCGGATATTTCACCGTGTCAGCGTAGTCCGTGAGCAGGCTCTTTTTGATGGCGAGCAACTGCGATCCCGATTCGCCGACTCCACCCGGCAAAAGCACGTCGCCGAATGCGTTCATGCCGATGACGCACGCGATGGAACTCATCGTGCCGATGGTCGCGACGCAGGCGGTGCCGTATTCTGCCGATTGGCAGGCGGCTAGTTCATCGTGTGCGGATGCAAAGGCGTTTGCCATTCGCGCACCTTAGCCGGGCGCGCGGGAGTGTCAAGACAACGCGTCAAGCACGGTGCGGGCGGCGGCTTCCCATGTCCATCGCCACGCGCTAGGAAGCTCCAATGGTTCGTGGTCGCTGGCGGCGTTAATCATGGAGCGAACGATGTCGTCAACGGTCTGCACCGCCCAATGGTTTTCATCCTTCGTGAATGGAATTGCCAGAATGTCCTCGCATCGCATGTCCCAGTGGCCGGTTGCTGTGTTTGCCACCGCCAGCTTTCCGGTCGCAAGATACTCCTGCATGACAAGGTTGTTGCCGCCCTCGCACCGATTCGGGAAAAGCCCGAAGTCGGTGTGCGCCATTTCGCGCGCGAGGTCGGTGTGGCTGAGTTGCGGAAGGATGGTGAACTGCGAATCGGCGAGGCCGTTGTTGCGCATCAGGCTGCGGAAAAACTCCGGCTGAGTTGCGCCGTGCGCCAGCGGGCTGATTACCTTCGTGTGCGCCATCGTCTTAAAAAGCGCCGGCCAAGGGTTGAACCACGCGCAGACAAGGTGCGCCTCGGGATGCACCTTCACGAACTCGCGGAAGGCGGCGATCACCAAGTCATGCCCTTTGCGATACTCGAACTTGCCACCGCTGAAAATGCGGATGGTGCCGTCCGGTTCGCGCGGCGGCTGCGGTTTGAAGATGTCGCCGTCAACTCCTTGGATGAGCACGCGCGTGTTGAGGATGCCCGCCTCGGCGCATCGCTGCTGGCACCAGGTCGAGCCGACGAAACACACGTCGAATTGCGCGGCGTTCTCTCGCGCGTCCGGTTCCAGCGGCGACTCGAAAAAGTTCATGCACACGTTGACCTTTCCTCGCGCTGGCGTGAGCGGGCGGAATGCGCCGTCAACCGGCATAAAGCACACGTCAACCGGGTCGTGGTTCGATGTCACCATGACGAAGTGCTTGTCGAGTTCGCGATACATGTTGGCGTTGAACACGCCCCATCCGTAGCCGGTGCCGGGACTGCCTGCGAAGTGCATGGTTTTCATGGTGATTTTCTTGCGATGATGCTGTGATAAATATCCGGCCCTGCTGCGGTGTTCAGTTTGATTTCGCGCACTTCCAGAATCTCGAAGCCTGCGCGTTGGATGAGTTGCAGCCACATTCCGCACGTCAAAACGCTGTAATGGTTTGGGTTCGCTTCGTGTCGGCAATCCGTGCCGGGTGATGGAACCTCCGCGTAAAGGATGCCGCCCGGTTTGAGCACGCGAGCAAATTCGTGCAGCACGAAAAACGGAATCACGGAATGCTCTAGGACGTGCCGCGCCCATACGCAATCGAACGGATACCAATCGAACGAAGGATTAGACACCGCGTGCATGTCCACGGGATAGACTTCGTGCCCGTTTGCCTCGCACGCGCGAAGGTCTGCCGTGTTGGTAGTGATGCCGATTGGGTAGTGCCCGTGCTGCTGGAACCAGTCCAGCGCCGGGCCTTGACCGCAGCCCACGTCGAGCACGCTCGCGCCTGTCGGCAGCATCGCAGCGACAAGCGGTGCTATCTGCGCGGTTAGGCCGTCGTGTCCGGTTGTGCGCGGCTCGGCGTATGTCTCAGCGGCGCGGGCCGCGATGAAGTCAGAAAGTCGTGAGTGCATGGGTGATTCGTTGAATTGGAGTTTGCCAGTCATTGCGGTCGGTCTGTCGGAATAGGCGCATCTTGGGATACCAAGGGCTGTCCTCGCGCGTGAGTTGCCAGCGAAAATCCGGCGACGTAGGGCAAAGCATCCACGCTGGCGTTCCCATCGCGCCCGCGAGGTGAACGCACGCGGTGTCCACGCTCACCAGCAAATCCATGCACGCGAGCATCTGCGCGGTGTCCGTCCAGTTCCGCACCTCCGGCGCGAGGTCGGTCACGCCGCGCAGCTCCGCAATCTCGGGCTGCGCTGGCCCGCATTGCAGCGAGAAAAAGTCGCACTCGGGATGCGCGTCAATTAGCGGCTGATACAGCCTCGCCGGGATGCTGCGGGCCTTATCCTTGCCGTGCATCGGCGAGCCTGCCCACACAAGCGCCACGCGCTTCCTGAGCACGTTGCCGACTTGAAGCGACCACGGCGACCACGATGGCATGGTGCGAATGCAGTGCGCGGGCGGGATGTCAGCTTCGGATTTCATGCCGGTGCAATGCGGGAGGTCCATCACCGGGGAAACGTAATCGAATCCATCGGTCGGGTTGAACACCACGCGATCCACTCCATACACGCCAGAAAGCAGCGCGTGCATGGCGGGGTCGCAGTGATACCAAACTGAGCACGAAGGCCAGCGGCGTTTCAACTCCTGCGCGTAGCGGGCGAACATGATTTGATCCCCCCATCCTTGCTCCGCGACGATGAGCAGCGTCTTGCCGTCAAGCGGCTCGCCTTCCCACGGCGGCGCTTCGCTGGCAAACGGTTTCGACTTAAAGCTCGGTGCCTTGTAGCGCCAGCGATACTCGCGCCATCCGCGCTCCCATTCGCCAAATAGCAGCGCAATCATGCCCGCGCAAAAGTGGGCCTCGGGTGATTCGGGGTCTTGGTCGAGCACGGCGTCGTATTCGCCACGCGCTCCGGCGAAGTCGCCCATGAATCGCTTCGCGTCGCCGAGGTTCACACGCGCCGCCTTGTGAGCCGGAAACATTTTCAGTGCGAAGGCGTACGCGGTCGCGGCTTTCTCCGTCTCTCCGCACCGCTCCATCATCAGTCCCATGTTGTTCATCGCATCCGCCTTCCGCTCGATCTCCGCGTGCGGGCTTTGGACTACGCGCTCGAAAAACTGCGCGGCCTCGAATCGAAGTGCAGGCGAATCAGCGCGACGCATGATGCACACGCCGACGTTGAAGCACACATCGGGGTCGTCTGGGCAGCTTTCGAGATACGTGCGCCAGATTGCTTCGGCCTCGTCGTGCTTGCCTTCCTCGCCGAGCTTGCCCGCGCGAATGAGTTCGTCACGATACGGGTCGCGCGCTTGCGTGATCGTGCGCGTGCGCGGTGCTGGCGGTGCTGCTTTCTTGCGCTTGCTCACTTCGCCTCCTTCTTTGGCCGGCCACCGAGCTTCCCGTTGCGCCGGGATGACTTGGTTTTCTTCGCGCTTTTGATGCTGCCGAGCGCGACGGCGGCGGGGTTCTTTTTCTTATTCATAGGAATACATTGGCTTTTGCGAGCGGTCGCGAAGCGCGGTGCGAACATGCTGTATTGTTTCGACTGCGAAACCTTCTGATTGTATTCCCGCGATTACGAATCTGCGCGATTTTAGGCATTCGTTTTCGATGCACTCCATAGGACCGCTGTCTTCCTTTTTCCTCGCGTAGAGTTTATGACAAAAGCGGCATCGGACATTTTTGAGATTGATTTTCATGCCAGCATTCCTAACGCTTGGTTTTCGGAATGCAAGCACAAAAAACAAGGGCCGCGCAGATTTCTCCGCGCGGCCCGAGATGAATACCAACCAGAGTGTGACTAGATGACCTGCTTCAAGCCAACTCCAACGAGCGCGCTGCGGAACGTCGCTGTGGTCGAGGACGTGAGCAGCTTGCCTTGGATGTAGCGGCGGCAGTTGCGCGTGTCTAGCGCGACGCTCACCGTGCCGCTGTCGGCGGTGATGGCGGCGAACGTCGGCAGGCCAGCGGTCGCGGCGAACGTGGTGTTATCCGCGCTGTCGAGAAGCGAGACTTGCAGCGAGTTCGCGCCGTCTGCGGCGGCACCTGCGTGGGTGAAGATGAGCTTCACGTTGTTGATGTAGTCCTGCAAGTCAACGCCGGCATACGTCTGCGTGCCGGCGGCGACGAGAAGATTGACGGCGGGGATGAGCGAGAACGCTGTGAGTGAACCGTTGAGGTCGGATTGTGTGGCCATATTGTTTGGGTCTGTTGGAGTGGTTGCTTGCGGCTAGGACTACGTGGTGGAGATGCTGAACGATTTGGCGTGCCGGATGGCGACGTCGGTAAGCTGCTGCATCACGATGCGGACTTGGCCCTGCATGGAGAGCGAGTAGGGGTCAACGATCACTTCGTTGCTGGCCCAGTCGCCGATGATGAGGTCGCTCCAGTTGCCGAAGATGACACTCGGAAGCGTGGTCAGTTGGTTCGTGGCGCGGGCGGTGTAGCCGTTCACCATGTCGCCTTTCCAGACCGGGTTGCTGTTCGTGCTGCTGATTTCCGCGATGAGCTTGGCGTTGGCCTTGGTCTGCACGCTGGTCAGATAGCCGAGGCTTCCCATGTCCGCGTTGTTGAGCGCGACGTTCGTTTCAAACTGCACTGCGTTCGCGTAGGTCATGCTGTTCGCGCCAGCTAGCGTGACGCTGGTGGATTTGTTCGCCGTGCCGTAGATGCCGAGCGGCTCGCCGGAAACGCCGCTGCCTTTGAGGGCCGCGCGGTCTTTCTCGATGGCGAGCACGGTCATCAGGTCATTGCGAACGAAGTTCTCCACGTCCTGCGAGGACTGTGCAAGAAGCTGATACGTGAATGCGGTGGCACCGGCGAGGCGGTGCGGCGTGAGCGAGACCTGGCCGACCGTCTGCTGGCTGGCGGTGATGGTCGCATCTTCGGACAACCACGAAGCGGTTGCGCCGCCCGTCTGCGAGGGAATGGCGAGGTTGCCTTGCAGTCCGGTCAGCACGCGAGCGCCGAGGGCGACAACGTGCATCTTGTTCCGGTAAAGCTCGATGAGCGACTGGCCCTGCGCGGAGGTATCCACGAAAGCGCCGGCTGCGCTGAACACGTTGGTTGTCAACGCGCGGGACTGCATCACGTCGTGCGGGATGAAAAAGCCCTGCGTGCTGCGGCCCGCGATCTTCGCGGCGGCTTCGCTGGCGTCCTTTTCCAGACCGCTCCAGCTTTGGCCCTTCATCGCGCCAATCGCGCCGTTCATTGCGCGGACGATGGAATAGCCGGAAAGGTCGCGCTTGCTCATGCCGACTTCGGGCGAAGTCTCGATGGGCTTGAGTTCGGGCAGTTCGGTGCGAATGACTTCGTTGCGGAAGTCGTCAACGGTCTTGCCGTCCGCAATCATGCGTTCGGCGAGCTTGCCAGCATCCACGCGACGGCCTGCAATGCCTTTCTGCGTGAAGTGGGTGTTGAGTTCCTGAATATCAGCTACGCGCTTGCGTTCCGTCGCAACCGCCGATTGGCGCTCCGCGACGATGTTGATGCTCGGGGTTTCGGGTGCGTTAGGTGCGATTGGATCGGCCATAGTTGTGTGGGTTGGTGCGTTTGTAGCGGGTTTGGGTTTGTTGTCAACAGAAAAAGTAACGCTGCGCGTAATCATGCCTTCCGGCTTTACTCCGCGCCCTACGCCGACCGTAGTATCGGCAGGCACCGTAACAAGCGATGCTTCATGCGGTGCCCACTTAAATTTATAAATAGGGCAACCGTCTTTTGCGCCGATGCACTCGCCGTCGTCCGTGATACGATAGCCAACGCTGGTGTCGGGCAGCGATCCGTTCATTGCGTCGGCTTTTTTCTCCTGCGCAAATTCGCTGCTGCTCCACTTGAGTCCGCTCACGGTGATTTTCTTTCCGTCATTCTCAAACGACGTTGCACGCGCAAGGTGCTTGTCGGTGTCGTGATTGAACAGGATAGGCAGGCCAGCCTTGAGCCGTGTTTCGTCGCAAGCGCCGCGCCCGTGGTCGAGCACCTCCCAGTAATATTCATCGTTCATCCAGTCGTAACGCTTATACGGCACGTCGCTGGAAATGCTCATGTGCATTTCATCTTCGGTGCCGTCGCGCTTGCTGAGTTCGACGGATGCGCTTCGGAAAAGCTGCTCTGGGATTTGGATGTTCTTGGTGCTCATCGTGTGGAGAGGTTCTGCGGGTCGCGGTTGGTGATTTCAAGCGGCATCGGTTGACGCGGCTTTTTCTTTTTCTTGGACGGGCCGGGCTTTGCTTTGCTCATACTGGGGTTGTGAGTCGCTTGCTTTTCTTCGCGGGCTTTTTGGCGGCTGGCTTCGCGGGTTCAACTTCCGCTTCGTCGTCATCCTCGGATTCGGCGGGTGCCTGCGGCGGCGGTGTCTCAACCGTCTTGATGGTGCCAATGCCGAGCGATTCCTTCATCATGTTTGCCTCGGCCTGCTCGAAAAGCATCGTCTCGAAGTCCACGCCGTATTGGTCGCATTCGTGCTGGTCGCTGCTGAAATGATTCGCGATTCGCAGCGCGGCGGCGGTGACTTCCTTCACCTCGTCAACCTGCGGCGTGCGCGGGCCTTGGAAGTGCGGTGCGTTGAACTTGTCGAACTTCGCAGCGGGAAGCGGGATCTCACCAGTGAGCAGCGACATTTCCAGCCATGCCTCAAAGATTGGCACCTCGGCAACGTCAATGTCGAACCGCTGGATCATGTAGGTCATCGCATCCGTCGCGAGCCGTTGAAGTCGGCCCGCTGAGAAGTTGATGCTCTCGTAATCGTTCGCCAGTTCGCTGTAAGCAGCGCCGGGCATTCCAGCCGCTTGGTGCCGAAGTTGCGCCTTGCGGAATGCCTCGAAATTCCCGTTGGGATGTTTCGGGTCGCTCTCCGTGTATTCCACGCCCCACGGCAGGCCGACGATGCTGCCGGGTGTGAGTTCTTGGCGAGGGACGCCAGTGCGCGGGTCAACGTTCGTTGGCACTCCGCCCTCGGGGACGACGGTGCTGGAAAGCCAGCCCACTTTGCACGCCTGCGAGCGCGCTGCGACAACCTCGGCGATGGCGTATTGGTCAAGCTGTCGCGCTGTCGGGATGGCGCTTGCCACCCACGGCGCGGGCCGTGTGGCGTCGGCGTCAACCGGGCGCGCGTAGTGGATGATGTCACGGGCGTCAACGCGGTCGTGTAGCGGGCCGACGCTGCCGAATGCTTTTTGCACACTGAACTGCCAGTCCATCGGCTGGCGTTTGATGAAGTAATACGCGACGGGCTTGCCGGTGCCGAACTCGGTGAACTCGTATTCAATGCCCATGCGGACTTCGTTTCCGTTTTCGAGCTTGGCGTTGGCGAATCTGTCCACCCATTCCGCGTTGATGAGTTGCAGCGAGAAGCCGAATTTGTTCACGCGCGGCGAACGAATCATGCGGATGAAAAAGTCACCGTCACGAATGGCGCTCCAAAGGCGAAGCTGGCGGATCTGCGCGTAGGTGCGGGTGCCGCGCACGTCGCAATACTGCGCGCGCTGCCACTCCTTCCACTTCCGTTCAATAAGCTGGCAGGCAAACACGTCCTGCTCGCCGACTTTGATTTGCGCGACGCGGTTGCCGTTGTTTCCAAAGCCTCGGTAAAGCGGTTCGTGCGTGTATTCGCGCCCGTCCTTTTTCGCTGCCCATTCCATCACGCGGCGGCGGCGCTCATCGTGCGCGAGGATGGCAGACTTTTCCTGCGGTGTGTGAATGACGCGATCCTCCTGCTCCTTCACCTTCATGCGCAGCATCGTGCCAGCCTCGCCGAATACGCTGCCCCAGATGAGTTCACGGTAGCGGATGAACGTCGGGTTCGTGCGCGCTAGGTCGCGCGTCCGGGCGGTCAGTGCATACGCGGACTGCCACAAGTCGGCGTCCTCGCTTTGCGTATTCAGCGCCCAGTCTTTGTTGTAGCTCACGCCGACGCCCGCGATGTCCTTGTAGTTGCGGGAGAGCTTTTCTTTGAGCCAGCGGAAAGGGTTTTTCATGGGGTTAATCGGCGGCGATGAAGTCGAGTGCGACGCGCCCGCCGCTCACCTCTCCGCGCAGTGCGGCCTGCGTCTGCTGCTCACGAATCACGGCGGCTTGGAAATACACAAGCTGCTTTTGGTAGTCCGCGATTGCGTATCGCGTGAAGCTCTGCCCGTTGAAATTCACGGTCTGCTTGTCGGTCGCTGCGAACGAAGCCATCACTGTCTTGAGTAGCGCAACCTGCGACTCGGCAAACGTCGCCGTGCGCGCGACGGCCAAGTTGGGCAGAATGGAAATCTTGCCAGTCTCCGCTGTGGTTCGCTGACTGCTCGATGTGACGTAAACCGCAAACGTGTAGTCACCGGGCGCGAGTGCCGCCGTGACTGCGCTGGTGAGCGTAACGAGGAAGTCGCTGCCGCTGGTGGTCGCTGCCGTGCTGCTCGGGGTGCCGGTGCTCAGCACGATGACGAATGCCGCCGTCCATGTGCCAACAGGGAAGTCGGGGTAGTTCACCGTGAAGTGATACTCGTTGCCGCTCTCAATCGTGAGCGGCACGCCCTGCGTTGTCGTGACTGCGGCCATTGTTGGCGCGGTTTATACAGGGGATGCGCTGACGTTGCAAGGCAAGAAATAGCCAAAAGAAAGCAAGGAAAGAATGGGAAAAGCAAAAGCCCCCCCCCGAAAAGTTGAACCGCTACCGCGCGGAAAAGTGCAAGAAAGGAAGAAAGAAAACCGCAGCGCCGCGCTTGGCGACGCTGTTCGTTTTCTGTCTTTTGCTGAGCCGGTAGGTTGGGCGTTCCCTGCGTGCTCCCGTAACGAAGTTCGGCGCGAAGCCTGCCCGTTTTCCGCTGAGTATCGGGGCAAAGAAAAACCCGCTCAAGGTTGCACTCAGCGGGTTCGTCTTCTCCAGTTTCTCGGCTGGCAAGCATTCGGGACAAGCCCAAAGTTGAAAAGTCGTCTCGCTCGCGTGCAACTGCGAACGCCGCGAAATTACGCAGCGGCTCGGGCATGTCAATTATTTTTTCGCTGCCTGCCTTTGTTCAGTCGGCGATGGCGTCGGCTCGGGTGGCAACTGTTGCGACACGGCGATCACGATGGCGACAAGAATCACAAGCGCGCAAAGAAGCAATGCGCGGATGACGACGCAAAGGAAAAACACAAGCAAGATGGCGAGTAGGATTATCATAAAGTGTCACATCCCCCACCCGCGCCCGCTGAACACCGCAACCTGCGGCGCTTCATGCGGCTTCGCGTTGGGCGTGCGCAGGGCTTCGGCGTCGTCCGCAATGGCCTGCTCTAGCGCGTCCCAGTTGCGAGGGTGCAGCCGTAGTGCCGCGAGACAGCCAACCTCGATGTCGAGGGCTTCGTTGCGCGCGTTCTTTTCGTTCTCGTATTTCCGGATCTCCTGCCCGCCGTCAAACGTGATCACGACTTTTTCCACGGTCAACTGCTGAAAGTATTCTTCCGAGAATCGCTGGTTGAAGTGCATCGACGGCGCGTGCGGCTGCGGGATGCGCAGGCGTTCGTAAATGCGATCCTTTGCCTCCCACGTCCCGATTTCGTGCCCCTTCAAATTCTTGGCAACCGTGCTCATCTTGCGCGTGATAATCGGTGCGCCGAATCTGCCGACGCCCTTGCTCGCGCGGACGTGGCCAGTGACGTGTTGCACCGGCTCGCGCGCGATGCGCTGGAAAAAGCGATACACTTCCTCCGCGTATGCGCCGCCGTCCACGAATGCCATTCCGAGCCGTAGCTTCGCGCCGCTGGCGTGCGTCCACTCGCGGCCAAGCTCCTTTGCCAGCGCCGTCCAGACTTCTTGGTGCGACGTGTAGCCGTCGAGCACTACGTGGTCGAGTCCCCATGATTCTTCCTCGCGGTTCCATGCGCGCCAGCCAACCTCTAGCCGGTTGCGTTGCACGTCGCAAAAAGCCGTGATGAACGATGCGGCCTGCGGAACGGTGTCGTAATTCTCGCGCCGCTCATACAAGGTTTTCCAGTCAGGCGGCTGCTCGCTTTCGTCGGTTGGGTCGAACGGCTCCGCGTCAACCGTGTTCACCATTGGTCGGCGCGCGCGCTTCGGGTCTGCGCTCGCGGCAACTGCCATTTCCTCCTCGGCCATCTGGCCAAGGTATCCTGCCGGGTAGCGAACGGGATCAACCGGGTGCGGCCAAAGCAGCGCGTTGGCGTGGTAGCCTCGCCGCCCGCGAAACTCATTGCGCGGTTTCCAGTTGTCGAATCCCTGCTTGTGCGCCATCGCGTAACGCTCCGCGTCGGTCAGGAACTCGCCGCACCTCGGGCATTCCAGCCGCGCGCCCTCGGGCTTTCCCTTGTCGTATCGAAGCTGCCTGCGGTGCATGACGAACGGCTCGCCGCCGCACTTGACGCATGTGACGTGCCACTCATTCCAGTCTGAGTTTTCCAGATCGTTCATGATCCGGCTGTGGCCGAGCAGCGAGGGGTAGCTCGCAGACACGCGGATTGTGTCTGGGTATTCGCTGCCACGCTTCCAGAATATTTGCACCTGATCGCCTTCGTCGCCTTCCTCTTTTTGAATGGCGTCCTTTTCGTCAATGACGAGGAAGCTGCCTTTCGCGCGCCGCAATTCGCCCGGTGCGTTCGCGCCGAACATGGTAATCAGTCCACCGGGAAACTGCTTGTGCAGAATGGTGTTGGACGTGACGCGGCGGTTGCCCTTGCTGCCGTATTCGTTCAGGCAGGGCGTCGTGTCGAAAAGCTCGCCGCACAAATTGTCTTTGCTGAATTTCTCCACCTGTCCGGTCGTCGGCATCATGTAGAGGATGCGACGCGGCTTTTGATCCACCGTGTAGCCGATGGCAAGAAGGATGACGGTGCTTTTCAGTCCGCGCGAGAAGATGGCATAGCTCGTCTCGATGACGCGCCGGTCGAAGATGCTCTGATACATCGCGCGTGTGTATGGCGCGAAGTCCCAACGGAAGCGTCCGCCGTTTGGTAGGCGATACACTTCCTCGGCCCATTCCTCCGGTGCCATGCGGCTCCACGGCGCGAAGCTGCGCGCGTAGCTGTGCAGCCATGATGCGCGAATCTTGGCGACGCTGATCGGGTCGGTCATATCAAAAGAAGCCCGACTTGCCGGGCGAAGATGTGCGGGTCTTTTGCGCACTTGCGCGAATTACATGGCGCGCAAGCCATGATGAGGTTGTCTAAAGTGTGCGCGCCTCCTTTGGCGAGCGGTTGGATGTGGTCAAATGTCAGCGCCTTTGTTTTGATTCCGCAGTAGTAGCATGACTTCGCCTTTCTTTTTAATGCGAGCATTTCGCTTGATGCGACTGTGCTAGTTTTTGAAATTCTGCTTCTTCTCCTGTGCATTGCATTCATCATTACTGTTTTCCCTTTTGGCGACCTCCAGTATGCTTGTATTTTTTCTTTGTTTGCTTTGCGATATTCCGCAGCGTAAGCGGCTCTTTTTTGTTTGTTGTTGTGGTAATATTCACGCGCCTGATTTCTCAGCTTTTCTCTGTGTTTTTCTCTATACTGCGCAAGCCTTGCTTCGTATTTTTCAGCGTTTGCCAGCCGGTGTAATTTGCTTTGTTTGTTTTTCTTTTCTTTGTTTGCCGCGTGATATTCACGATGCTTTTTCTTTAGTGTTTCCTTGTTTTTAAGAACCCATGCTTTTTGTGATTCTCGTATTTTATCTTTATTGTTAGCCCTGTAAATTGCTGCTTTAATGAGTAATAGCTCTCGGTTTTTTTTATAAGCCGCTGCCTTTCTTGCGCGCTCGCGGTCCTTGTTGTCGTCACTCATAGCTTGGCCAGCTTCGCAGGCACCTCCCGCAGTTCCGTGAATATGTCGCGAATCAACTCCGGCGTGAGCGTCTTTCCTTCGTGCGCTTTGAGCAGGCCCGCCACGTTGCTGAGGCTGGTTTCGTGGATATTCTCCACGTCCTCCTTTGGCCATCTGTCTCCGCGCGTCACCTCCATCTCCAGATCAATCTGTTGCTTTCGGGCGACGGTAAGTTGCCGGGATGCTTCTGCGTTCGTTATCTCTCCACCTTCTTTCTCGGCACGGTTCCGCAGAGTCTCGCGCACGACGGTCTTGATGTCGAATCCAGCCTCCGTGGGTTTACTCAACCGTCCATCCTCTACACGGGTTAGAAATTCTGCTCCAGTAATTCCGATAAGCGCGGCGGCTTCACTGGCTCGCAAAAACGGCAAAGGAGGCAAAATGCTTTCGCTTCGCGCGCCCTTAAACTCGTTGTAAAACTCCCGACCTCTTGCTTCGTCAATGTTTGTCGCTATGGCCCTTCTAACTCGCTTTAATGCATCTCCGTTGCAAAAACTTTCCACGGGTGATCCACCCTTTGCGTCGTTGCACGGCTTACAACACGTCACTAAATTTGTTTCGTGGTTTCCTCCGTCCGGAATAACGTGGTCAAGCACAGCGCCAGCCGTGCCAATCGCCAAACGAATTGACTCGCCGCAATACACGCAGTTGCAGTTGTCGCGCAAGTATATGGCGAAGCGTCGCTTGTCTGTAATCCACTTTCCCGAGCGAAGATGTCCGTGGGCTTTAGGGTCTTTGGTTTTTGGCATATTTTAGTGGTTATCAAAGGGGGT